ATCTACTACCGCTTCATCGGCAAAATCGACTGACCTTTCTTTTTTACCCAACAATATCTTTAATTAAGGGAGAACGGGGAAGGAAAGCCTGATATATATTGCGTAAATGACATCTGCCGAATTTTCAAAATCAGTATGGATGAAATCGTATGCGGGAATGTTGTGAAAGGAGAAGCAGTTATGGATTATGAAGAGAAAGAAGTGTTTACAGAAGCAGAATACATAAAAGGGATAAAAGAAAAAGGATTTTATTCAATCAATGATGAGGATCTGCATGAGTTCTTCCCAATCATAGAAATTGATTTTCCACGGATCATGGTCATTGCAATGGCATTAAAAAGAGAAAATTACGATGTCAGAGATGTGTATGACAACGGATTCAGTCTATATATGGAATCAGATGAAAAGGCAGAGAAGTTTTCTGATGTTTTATATAATATCATTGACAGTTTTATTCATCACGATAATGAATATATTGAAGAAAATCTTGAGAAAATATCGAATGCAGTGTATGAAGTTCATAACAGAATCATTGATAATGTTATGAGCGGTATATGGGGAAAAGCACCAAACAAATATAAATATTACTGGGTGGATATGGATGAAAATCCGAGAGGATATGCAGATACAAAGGAAGAGTGCGAGAGACAGGCAAAGGAACAAGAATGCATGTCCTATGAGGTATTACCGTTAATATAATGCAGATTGAAAAATAGCATAGAACGTTTCTGATTGAGAATAAGTTATGTTTCTGTTATACTGATTATGGAAACCGAAAGTACAGTTTTCCAATATAATGTTTAGGGGCTGATCATGTGAAATGCGATATCTGTGAAGGAAATGCCGGATTGCTTGTTTCAAAATTAGGCGATGGAAGATGGATATGCGGCAGTTGTCTGAAAAAGGCAGGTGGAGTTTCTGCAATTGTAAAACTAAGAGGAATGCAGACCTCTAAAATAAAGGCTATTGTGTATGGAAAAGAGTTTGCTGCATCGAATACTGGTTTTCATGCAACTCAGCAGTTTGGAAAGCTATTAAAAATTGATGAAGACTCTGAAATGATAGAAATACCATCCGAAGCCATGAGCCAAAGCAGAGCAATCAGACAGGCTCTTCGAACAGGCAAAGTTTCCGATTCAACTATCCGATTTAAAGATCTTATAAGCGTTGAACTTATTGAGAATGGTTCCACGGTTGCTTCCGGCGGATTAGGTAGCGCGCTGGCCGGAGCAGCGTTATTCGGTGATGCAGGAATGATCGCCGGGGGAATAGTCGGTAAGAAAAAAATATCTGATATTTGCGAGAGTCTTCAAATAAAACTGACGGTTAATGATCTTAATAATCCGGCAGTGTTTATTGATGTTATAAGGTCGAAAACAGCAAAGAGAAGCCTGAAATACCAGAATGACTTTGAATTAGCACAGAAAATCGTGTCAGTATTAAATGTCATTATCAGCAGAAATAAAAACACATGATACCATGTCAAAAAATATAAAATCCATGAAACAATTTAACAGCAATACATAGGGCATCTACCATAAATCGGTAGGTGCCATTCTTTTTGTTACGGAGCAGAGATGCTCCTTTTTTTGTACGCATTTTTAGGAGGTGGCTGCATGGGAAGCCGTATTCAGGGTATTACCGTAGAAATCGGAGGGGATACAACTAAATTACAGAATGCCCTGAAAGGCGTAAACGGGCAGATCAAATCAACTCAGTCGCAGCTTAAAGATGTCAACAAACTTCTAAAGCTTGATCCCGGCAATATAGAACTTTTGGCGCAGAAGCATAAGCTGCTTGCAGAGGCAGTCAGCGAAACGAAAGAGAAGCTGACTACATTAAAGACGGCAGTAGAACAGGCTAATACAGCACTTGCCAATGGTGAGATTTCCAAAGAGCAGTATGATGCACTGCAAAGGGAAATCATTGAAACCGAGCAGGATTTAAAAAAACTGGAAGACCAGGCAAACCAATCGGCTACGGCAATGCAGAAAATTTCTGCAACCGGAGAGAAACTGAAAACAGTCGGTGACAATATTTCTTCGGCCGGACAGAAACTTCTTCCTGTTACCGGAGCGGTGACAGCCCTTGGTACAGCTTCTGTGACAACGGCGGCTAACTTTGAATCTGCCATGTCACAGGTTCAGGCTACTATGGGAATCACCAAGGATGCCATGTCAACGGTGGACGGGCAGTCTGTTAATACAATGGACACCCTATCAAAACTTGCAAAAAAGATGGGATCGGAAACCGCCTTTTCTGCAAGTGAATGTGCTGAGGCATTAAATTATCTGGCTCTTGCAGGATATGATACACAGCAAATGTGTGACACCCTTCCGACTGTACTTAATCTTGCCGCAGCAGGAGATATTGAACTGGCATCGGCATCAGACATGGTAACAGATGCCATGTCTGCACTTGGTATGGGAGTTGATGAAGCGGAGACAATGGTGGATCAGATGGCAAAGACAGCTTCTTCTACCAATACTTCGGTTGCTCAGTTGGGAGAGGGAATCCTGACCATTGGTGCAACAGCCAAATCCGTAAAAGGCGGAACTGCAGAACTGAATACAGCCCTTGGTATTTTGGCCAATAACGGTATCAAAGGAGCGGAAGGCGGTACACACCTTAGAAATATTATTCTCTCATTGCAGAACCCTACGGATAAGGCAGCAGATCAGATGGCAGCATTGGGACTTGCTGTATATGATTCTGACGGCAATATGCGCTCACTGAACGATATACTCGGTGATCTGAATAAGAGCCTTGATGGAATGACATCTGCGGAGAAGTCCAATATCGTCAGCAAGATCTTTAATAAGACGGATCTTTCATCCGTAAATGCGCTGCTTGCAAATACAGGAAATACCTGGGATGATCTTCAGCAGAAAATCCTTAACAGCAGCGGTGCGGCACAGCAGATGGCGGATACCCAGCTTGATAACTTACAGGGACAGATTACTATCTTAAAGTCTGCGCTTGAAGGACTTGCTATTTCCATCGGAGAACTTTTGATGCCGGCCATTAAACAGATTGTTGGATGGATACAGTCGTTTGTTGACTGGTTAAACGGCATGGATGAAGGAACCAAGAAGGCTATTGTGACGGTAGCATTGCTTGCGGCAGCACTTGGGCCGTTGCTTATCTTTATCGGAAAAGTTATCAGTGCGGTCGGAACGATCATGACGGTAGTTCCCAAAATTGCAGGTGCAGTCAATGGACTCACAGGTGCGATAAAAGGAATTTCAACTGCTGTTTCCGGGGCATCCGGCGCATTTAAGCTGTTTTCAGGGATCGGCATGATTATCAGTGGCGTGGTGGTCGCAGTTAAAAATTTCGTGGATATGTTTAAAAACGGATTTTCCGTTATAAAAGATATCCTGATGGGAGTCGGCATTGCACTTGCAGCAGTCGGAGCAGTCATTCTTGGTGCTCCTGCACTGGTGGCGGGTGTTGTGGCGGCTATTGTTTTTGCAGTTGCAAATCTGGTCATTGTGATCAAGGAACACTGGAAGGAAATACAGACATTTCTTTCCGGGCTTTGGGAGAATCTAAAAAATCTTGCATCCACAGTATGGCAAAGCATTTCTGATACGATTTTCGGCATCATAAGCGGTCTTGCAGGAACGCTTTCCGGTATCTGGACAGCCATCAGTACTACTGTTTCTTCCGTATGGACAGCTATCAGTACGACAGTCGGCGGAATTGTTCAGGGAATTGTAGATACCATTGTTTCCATATGGAACGGGTTTGTAGAGATTTTCGGACCATTGCTTGAGGCTTTCCGGTATCTGTTTGAAACGATATTCCAGGCAATTCAGATTCTGATCGGAATGGCAATGGATGCAATCTCGGCAAAAATACAGGAAATTTGGAATGGAATCGTAGCATTTTTAACACCGTTACTGAATGCATTAAAGACTTTCTTTCAGACTGTTTGGAATGAAATCAAAACGGTTATTACAACAGTCCTTGAAGTTATTAAATCGACAGTCCAAAATGTATGGACCGCAATTAGTTCTGTGGTTTCCACAGTCATGAATGCGATTCTCGGAGTGGTCAGAAATATCTGGGATACTATTAAGAACTTTATCAGTTCTACGATGAACAGCATTAAGAATACGGTTTCATCAATTTGGAACAGCGTGAAATCCGCAGTAAGTTCCATTATCGGACAGATTTACGAAGTGATCCATTCCGGCTTTGAAAAGGCAGTCAGTTATATAAAGGGATTGGCTTCATCAGCCTTTGGATGGGGACGTGACCTTATTATGGGAATTGTAGACGGAATCAAATCTGCGGTAGGGGCAGTTACCGATGCAGTTACCGGAGTTGCAGATGATATTCGCTCTGTTCTGCATTTCTCTGTGCCGGACGAAGGACCGCTTACAGATTATGAATCATGGATGCCGGATTTTATGTCAGGTTTGGCAAAAGGAATCGAAAAGAGTCGTGGAATGGTGCAAAAGGCTGTGAACAGTGTTGCTTCAGATATGGTGATCAGTCCGAAAGTAAATACAGAAGATATGACATTAGGAACGCAAAGCATCTCCCAAATAGACGGTATTTCAGGAATGCTGACTGCCATTACTTCAGCAATTCAGAATCTGAACGGAAGCAACGGAGATATTGTTATCCCGGTTTACCTTGGCGGAAACATTCTTGATGAAGTGATCGTGTCGGCACAGCAGAGGGCAAATTTAAGAAGCGGAGGCAGATAACATGGCATATATGCAGTATCTGATTTTTAACGGTCGGTCTTTGCCGATGCCGGATTCGTATGAGCTTGGATTATCCGATGTAGAAGCGGATTCTGGTGGAGAAACAGAGGCAGGAACTACACAAAGGGATGTGATCAGAACAGGGGTGGCAGACATCCCTGTTTCTTTTTCTGTATCCCCTAAATGGGTGAAACTTCTGACGGCTTATTCCAAGATGCCGAAAATCGCAGTGAAGTATCTTGATACGGAAACATTGGAATTAAAGGACGCAGAAATGTATATCAGCGGTTTTAAGGCACAGCTAAAGAAAGACACGTCCTATAAAGGATTATGGACGGTGAGCTTTACGCTGAAAGAATATTGACGGAGGTGGTGTGATGTACCCGGTATCGGAAGCTTATAAAGAGGCTATCGAGAGCAATACAAGAAAATATTACTGGACAGGCACCATCACGGATAAGAATGGAAAGAGCTATGATTTTACGAATGAGAATATCGTAAAGGGAAGCGGTTATATTACCAGACAGTGCTGCGGTAGCTCAGAGATTGAACTCGGAACGGTGTATTCTGCGGAACTTGGCATCAGTCTGTTTTATGATATCGACCGATACACTTTACAGGACGCAGAAATCAGATTGTGGTTTCACCTAATTTTGCCGGATGAAACGGTTGAGGAAATCCCAATGGGCGTGTTTTTTGTGGCCGAAGCAAACCGAAATATTAAGACAATCGATCTGAAAGCCTATGACGGGATGCTGAATCTGGAGAAGAAATTCAATAAAGGATTATCCAGTGCGACACCGTATGATTTTCTTTCCTTGTTATCGAAAGCCTGTCACATAGAACTCGCTCAGCCAAAAGAGAAGATTGAATCACTTACAAACGGTAATGAGCTTTTTGGAATCTACCAGGAGAACGATATCGAGACATGGAGAGATTTTCTCTATTATCTGGCTCAGGCTCTTGGATGTTTTGCAACCATAGACCGCTACGGAAAACTCCTTCTTGTATCTTATGGCACTGAGGCGGTAAAAAGCATTGGAAGCAGACATCGATTCACCAGCAGTTTCTCGGATTTTGTCACCCGGTATACAGCAGTCAGCTCCACCAATAAAAAGACTGAAACAGCAGAGTATTATGCAAAGAAGCCGGATGATGGCTTGACGATGAATCTTGGTGTGAATCCGCTTCTGCAGTTTGGTTTGGAAGAAACCAGGAAGAGAATCATCAATGGGATTTTAGATACGATTTCCATGGTGGAATATGTACCGTTTGATTCGGATACTATAGGGGATCCGGCACTTGATCTGGGGGATGTACTCAGGTTCACCGGAGGTCATGCAGATGAGAACAGAAAAGCGGCGATTACATCCATCAATACCAAGATCAACGGAAAACAGACTGTAAAGTGTGTCGGTAAGAATCCGAAGTTGGCAGAAGCAAAAAGTAAAAATGACAAGAATATCAGCGGATTGCTCAGTTCAATCAGTGGGAATAAGCTTAGTGTCTATACATTTACAAATGCGCTGGAACTGGAAATCGGAGAAGAAAGAACGTCTGTCATCAGTATGGAGTTTGCATCCGGTGATGAGACGAATGCAGAGTTTCATGCAGAAGCAATCATCAAAGTAGAGAGCAATCCGTATACCAGAAATCTGACGGCAGAAGGAACTATTGACTTGGAAAATGAGTCAGATGGAGAAAACAAAAAAATCATTACATTTCCGATCACATGGGACGAGGACGGAAAGACCGGACTTACGGTGTTTTATATGCTGGATGGTCACGAGATCGAGGAATTTCATCCGAAAGAAACGTGGTTTAGCGGAATCCATTTACTGAATCTTTATTATCCGATTATAGAACTGGATGCAAATGAGCTTCATACTTTTGAAGTACTGATTTCGCTGACAAACGGAAGCGGAAAGATTGAAGTGCAGAATATCATGGCAACGATATCCGGACAGGGACTTGGAGTTCAGGAACGCTGGGATGGTCGGATCACTGCAGATGAAACAATGCGAAGAATCGTTCTTTCAGGTATGAAGACGCACATTCTGACAGAACGAGTGAATACGGAAATCGGACTTCCGAAACCAACGGGTGTCAGTGACCGCTTTACAGCAATTACAATGACCGGAATGCCGCTGCTTACAGTTAGGGAAGATATCAGGCTGTTTTATCCGATCGTGCATGATGTGGTTGAAACATCTGATCGGAAAAAGATGGAATACAGTAGAAAATATATACTGGATGAGGATAGCTTCCTGTTGAGAAAAGAATATGAATTGTCCGGCAATGCGGATATGAGACTTAACCGTGGTCGTATGTTGAAACTTGTGATTCCGACAGAAGAGTTTTCTTCGCTTACGTCTCTTAAAATATGGCCATTTGATACATTGCCGTTTGTAAATATGAAATCTTTGTATGCTTCGGATATCACAGTGACGGACTACACGGAACTTACAGATGGGATAGTTATACTGAAAAAATCCTATACACTGCGTATTGCGGGAGAAGATAAAGAAATAGACCGTGGAAGACTTGCTGTATTTCATTTAGGACTCTCTGAAATGGAGACAGCAGAAAATCTGGAGGTGGAAATTTGATAGATTACGGAACGGTAGAAGATATTTTAAGTACTATAAAAAACATGACTATCCTGCGAAATAACTCTCTGCAGGATGACGGAACAGATACCGTAACAGGAGTTGACTGGTTCCGGTACAAAGGAAAAACAGCATCAACGCTCTATGTCAGCGGAAACTCATGGATTGGATTTGGGGAGAGCAGCGAACATCTTAAAATCGTTCGCAGAGATACCGACCTTATGACGCTTCGAAGAGAGGAAGGTACTTTGTGGGGATCATACCGATTTTTAAGAATCCGGTGGGAAGGATATTCTGTTCATGGAAAAAGAAACGATGACACAAGAATGATCTGGGATGCGATTCTTTTTGATACCGGAGAAATTTGTGTATCCTTTGATACGATTCCGACAAACAGCAGCTATCTTGCAGAATCCAGTTTGGTTACAGGAAATGGTACACTATCATTTACGGCTCTTACAGGAAAAATCATTTCTTTTCGACCAAAAGATGAATCAGGCATCGGATTCGAATATGTGGATCACGCTCCGGTGTTTCTGGATCCATATAACCGCAGGTATCTTATTACGGATGCAAAAGGAGTGCTGTATACCGTAGGACCCGATGGTCTTATTGCACTGGATGAAGCAGAGATTACGGCAGAACTTTTTGAAACGCAGGGTGTGCAGGATATGCCTGACGGAAATCTGCTGCTTTCCCTTAAAGACCCAACCATTCTTTACTGGCATGATTCAGAGAATCGTTTTCCAACATTGAAGGTAAGCTACAGCGGTATTCCGGTTCCACAGGTCTTATACTCGGAAAATATTGATATGTCAGATTCTACGATTCTTGGAATTGAGAAGGTAACCGCAGACTGCGCAGATACAACGCTGTTTGCGGTTTCTTTTGATGACGGCGAAAACTGGTGGAGTTGCGTGGAGTCTGTATGGATGAGATTAACGGAAGAAAAATCCGGCATGTCAAAGGCGGCACTTGAAGCAATCAGTGTGGATTCATGGGCAGAAAAAGCTATCACCGGATACCTCAAATATCGCTTTGTGATCAGCGGAGAAGACGGATATCTGAAATCGATCACTACGGATTATCTGAATACGGAGGAATGAGAATGCTAATAGGAAAAAGTGTAATTGAACTGACGGATGTGCATACCGGGCAGATTGAAAGACATGAGGACAGTAATCTGATTACTGAAGCGGCAAGTGATATTCTGAATGTCAATCTTATGGGAATCTTATATGACAATACCGCATTTAACGGATCAGGCGGAGAAAACTGGATGCTGCCGTTAAATAAAAATATCATGGGCGGAATTCTTTTATATCAGAATGAGATTGAAGAGAGGGAAGACAATATCTATGCTCCGTTAACGAATCCGCTGATCGGATATGCTTCCGATGATGCCAATAACACAACTGATGTTCGGCGCGGCAGCAGGAATCTGACGGAAAGCAAGATCATAGACGGCGGATACCGTTTTGTTTGGGATTTTGCAACCTCCCAGGCGAACGGAACGATTTCTGCCATTTGCCTTACCAATACGCTTGCAGGAAAAGGAACGCAGTTTGCCAATAACTATATGGTTCGTCTTGGATCTTATTCCTGTGCGAGAAATGTATATGCGGAAGAAGCATACAGGAACAATAAACGTATATTTGTAAAAGAGGGCTATCGTTTGGAAATGACTACCAGGTATAGTTCTACACAGGCAGTTCTTCGAAAATATAAGGATGATTTCATTCATGCAAGTTTGACGGATAATCCTCTTACAAGAGTCGTATTGGAACCGGAAGAAGAGGTAACTATAGAGCTGGGACATTATCCGATGTATATTCGCTATACGGGTGGCAGCAAGGATGGAACGGAAGTGCCTTACAGCTCGAGTTCTGATATAAAGAACTATCTTTATCATGGTGCTGATGGGAAATGGTATGGGCTTATCCAAAAGAATAACCAAGCTTATGACTATACCAGCAGTGGGAGAGAGTATTATACCCATACAGGCTACGAATGGTATATGGATACAATTGACGGAAACCGATGTACCACGCAGAAAATCGTTGCTCCGAGTGGCATCAGTGAATTTAACAGTATCGGAATGAGCGGAAAATGGCTGATGTGCTATACAGGAAAGAAACTTTATCGTATCGATACCACGAATGTGGCAAATATCGAACTGGTGCCGGATTTCGAATATACGAGTTCACAGATTAGGACTTACATCATTGACGATGATGTAGTGATTAACGGTTGGTATTTTCATGAAGGAGAGCCAAAGCTGTACGTAAGAGAAACAGTAGAAGCAAATTATAATGCCTGGGGACGAGGGCAGATGGCGCGGTACAAGACATTTGCTGTAAGGGAATGGACGTATCGGAATTCGGATTATTATATTTATAAAGAACTGTACCTCTATACACCGTATCTTGCAACCATCAATAATCTTGGCAGTCCGGTTATCAAGACCGCAGACAAGACCATGAAAATAACATATACCATTACTGAAGAATAAGAATCAATCAGGAATTAAGCAGTTATCCGTTTTGGGTAGCTGCTTTTTTCATACCAATTTTTAAGAAGAGGAGGATAAGGACAATGAAGGAATTTTGGAACGGAGTACAGTTTGTGTTTACTGCGGTGGGTGGATGGCTTGGATACTTTCTCGGAGGATGTGATGGCTTGCTTTATGCGCTGTTGGCATTTGTCGTGATTGATTATCTGACCGGAGTGATGTGTGCAATCAGCGATAAGACGCTTTCCAGTGAAGTAGGATTTCGAGGAATCTGCAGAAAGGTGTTGATTTTTCTGCTTGTTGGGGTAGCAAATATCCTGGATGTGCAGGTGATTGGAACCGGAAGTGTTTTGCGTACTGCGGTGATTTTCTTCTACCTTTCCAATGAAGGTGTAAGCCTTTTGGAAAATGCATCATATTTGGGACTTCCGGTGCCGGAGAAGATTAAGGAAGTGCTGGAACAGCTTCATGATCGTTCGGAAAGAGGAGAGTAAGAACTATGACAAAACAGGAATTCATTTTTAAAATTGCAAAGTATGCAGAGAAATATGCAGCGATATATGGCATACTCGTACACTCTCCGGTAATTGCACAGGCTATTTTGAAATCCGGCTGGGGTGAAAGTATCCTGGCCGCAAGATATCATAATTATTTTGGATTGAAATGCGGAACCGCCTGGAAAGGTGGTTCTGTGAATTTGACCACGAAAGAAGAATATGCTGCTGGAACGTTAACCTCAATTCGTGATAATTTCCGCACTTTTTCTTCTATGGAAGATGGAGTAAAAGGATACTTTGAGTTCCTTCAGATTGGAAGGTATCAGAATCTGAAAGGAATCACGGATCCGAAGCAGTATCTGGAAACAATTTGTGCAGATGGGTATGCGACAAGTCGTTCTTATGTGACTGACTGTATGGCGTTGATTAAACAGCACGAATTAACACAGTATGATACGAATAATATGAAAAAAACGGCAGAATGCCTGATTGGACAGGCACGGGAGTGGCTCGGATGCCGTGAGTCGGACGGAACGCATAAAAAAATCATTGATATTTATAACGGACACAAGCCGTTGGCGAGAGGATATCAGGTCAAATATACGGATGAATGGTGTGCGACTTTTGTATCTGCCTGTGCCATTAAAACACGAATGACGGACATCATTCCTACAGAGTGCGGGTGCGGTCAGATGATTGACCTGTTTAAGAATCTTGGAGAGTGGGATGAAAATGATGCAAGAACACCAAATCCGGGAGATGTCATTTTCTATGATTGGAATGATTCCGGTAAAGGGGATAATACCGGATGGCCAGACCATGTAGGTGTTGTTGAAAAGGTGACTGGCAATGTGATCACCGTTATTGAAGGAAATAAAAATGATGCCGTAGAACGCAGAACCCTTATGGTAAACGGCAGATATATCCGAGGATACGGAGTGCCGAAGTTTGAGGCTTCTACAGATAAGACGGTTGGCAGTACAGCAGCAACTTCCGGAAAATTAAGTAAGATACCGGAATGGACCGGAAAAGTCACGGCATCTGCTTTAAATGTAAGGACGTGGGCCGGAACAGAGCATTCCAATATCAAGTCTTATCCTATACTGTATAAGAATTCTGTTGTAGATGTCTGTGACAGCTTAAAGGCTTCAAATGGAAAAACATGGTATTACATTCGTATTGCGGGAAAATACTATGGGTTTGTATCTTCTGATTATATTGTAAAGGCATAAATGCGCAGAAATGGCTGGCAATCACTGTCAGCCTATTTCTTTTTACCATAAGCAGTTCATCAAAAAATAAAACCCTTGCTTGGTGGATATTATACTGGACTTTCATTCGTTTCAGAGTGATATATAGACTACCAAAAGAGGAAGGAGGGAAGCAGATGAAGATAACAACAATCGAGCCAATTGACAGAAGCAAAGTTAAATTAAAGGTTGCGGCTTACTGTCGTGTATCCACGGAAGCAGATGAGCAGGAAAATTCCTTGGAGAATCAAAAGGACTATTATGAACAGTATATACGGTCGAATAAAAAATATGAATTTGCAGGTATCTATCATGATTTCGGAATCTCTGGTTTCAAAGAAAACCGACCTGGATTTCAGCGGATGATCGAAGATGCGATGCATGGAAAAATCGACCTGATTCTAACAAAGTCCATATCAAGATTTGCAAGAAATACCGTCACGATGCTTAAGGTTGTACGACAACTGAAAAGTGTAGGTGTCGGTATTTTTTTTGAATTGCAGAACATTAACAGCCTTTCGGACGAAGGAGAACTTATGCTTTCCATCCATGCTGCTTTTGCACAGGCAGAAAGCGAAGATAACAGCATGAACGCTTATATGACGGTACAGCGGAAATTTCGTGAAGGAATTCCTGCGGTTCGAGTTCATGAGTGCTACGGATATCGCATGAATGGCGAAGGCGAGATCGTACAGGATGAAATTCCTGCACAGGTAGTGAAGATGATTTATGATTTTGCAATTCAGGGAGTGTGGCCTTCAAAAATCCGGCGCTATTTAAATGACAGCGGATTTGCATCACCAAAAGGGAAACAGTGGAATGACGGACAGATATTCCGAATTTTGAGAAGTGAAATCTACAAAGGCGATGTGATGATGCAGAAAACATACCTGGATGCAGACAGGATAAGGCGCAAGAATACAGGGCAAAAGGATCGATTTTATATTGAAGATCATCATCCTGCGATTGTAGAAAGATTTGTATGGGATGAAGTTCAGGAGATTCTGGACATCCGATCCATGCAGCTAAAACAGAAAATGCCGGGGCGGAGCATGGGCGGCACTTCCCATAATCAGTATCCATTAACAGGAATGCTGTTTTGCCCGCACTGCGGTGGCAAGTTACACCACAGAGTATATAACAGCGGCAAGCAGACATTCTGGGTTTGCGGAACAAAGGTAAAGAAGGGAAAGGATACCTGTGTCGGAATCTCCGTGCCGGAGGATATAGCCAATGAATGGGAGATAAGCGAAGAAACTACGGTATTTGAAAAGAAGGATAAATTTGGCAGAAAGCATTACAGCATCATGCCCAAAATATCCTACGAAGCTTCAAGAAAATGCCCTTATAAGCCCAAAGCAAGGAAATCCAGGGATTCCCACAGCACGTATCCACTAAGCGGAAAAATGTTCTGCGGACTATGCGGGAGCGTAATGCATCATCAGACGGGGTGGAACGGAAGGGAATTCTGGTGGTGCTCTAAGCGGGTTAAACAGCGTACCTGCGAAGGAGTCAGAGTACCGGCTGAGATTGCAGACACATGGAAATTTGAAGGAGAAATTACAGTCATGGAAGGAGTCGATGAGAATGGCAAAAAAAGTTACAGTTATCAAAGCCGATCCCAAGGTGACAATGAAGTCGGCAACGAAGGTTAAAAAATTAAGAGTAGCAGCATACTGCCGCGTGTCTACGGATGCAGAAGAACAGCAGAACAGTTTTGAAAATCAGGTCAGCTATTATACGAATTACATCAATAACAAAGAAGAGTACGACCTTGCTGGAATTTATGCGGATGAAGGAATTTCCGGTACTTCTACACGCAAAAGAGCGGATTTCAACCGTATGATTGCAGACTGCGAAAAGGGGAAAATCGATCTTGTGATTGCAAAAAGCATCAGCCGATTTGCAAGAAATACACAGGACTGCTTAAGCTATGCAAGAAAACTGAAAAATATGGGTATAGGAGTCTATTTCGAGAAGGAAGGGATCAATACACTGGATGGAGCAGGTGAGCTTTTGTTTACGATCCTTAGTTCTCTTGCACAGGAAGAAAGCCGCTCCATTTCGGAAAACTGTAAATGGGGAATCCGTAAAGGCTTCAGTGACGGGAAGCTGCATCTGAATGCAAATCGATTTTTAGGCTATGATAAAAATGAACAGGGAGAATTGGTCATAAATCCTGAACAGGCAGCCATAGTAAAACGGATTTTCATTGAATTCATGGATGGGATAAATCCTGATGTGATCGCCCAAAGGCTGAATGATGAGCAGATCCCGGGAGTCATGGGAGAGCCGAAATGGGTGTGCGGAACAATATGGGGCATTCTAAAGAATGAGAAATATATGGGTGATGCATGTCTGCAGAAAACCTATACGGCAGATTTTCTCACGAAGAAAACAACCAAGAATGAAGGACAGGTCGCACAGTATTATGTTGAGAATGACCATGAAGCCATTATTGATAAGCAATTTTGGAAAGCAGTCCAGGCGGAGATTCAGAGAAGAAAAGACTACATGGAAAAATATCATCTCCGCACACTTGGCCGCTATACCGATGAACAGCCATTTTCCAACCGAGTGATCTGCGGTACTTGCGGACACATTTCATGGCGCAGAACATTGACAAGAAGCAATGGAAAATTCAAGGTATGGATGTGCGGGAAAAGATACAGAGAAAAAGGTGTGAAAGGCTGCCAAAGCGGTTCTGTATATGAAAAGACAATCCATGAAGCATTTGTCAGGGCCTGGAACGGCATCTTGGAAAACAGAAATGAATATCTGCCTAAATGGAAGGAAGACTGTAAAGCCGAAGATGCTCTATTGGCCTTTCGTTCAAAGCAAATGATTAATCTGACAGCAGGAAGACCAATAAAACGAATCAGCCTTTCACTTGTCGGAAAGGTGCTGGACCACTGCATTCTTTACAATGACCGAATCGAATTTATATTTCTTAACGGTACAGTCGTATCGGAAAATATCCTATAAAAACTGTTTCAAGAGTGCAAAAAATGATGATTTGCACTCTTGAGAAACTCTGAAAAAACGATATATGAGGGGATTCCCGGCAAGAATGCAAGAGTGCAGCGGTTTGCCGGAATGCGCCGTCTTACTTTACAATATACAGCCCATTTTTTAAGCGAGTTTTTCTTTTTTCTTTTCGAGAGGGTGGGACAGAAGGGTATTAAGAGCATCTTCCCTTGCTCTGTCATCGGCATTCCTGTATGCCTGCAGCAATTCCTGTTCTTCTTTTGAAATAGACAGATCCACTTCTGCATGATTTTCAACAAGGTAATCAATAGATTTTTCAAAGATCTGCGAAAGGCGGATCAGAGTATCGATGGATGGCTGTCTTTCTCCTGTTTCATATCTGGAATAAATATTGGGGGTGCATCCCAAGCGGTCTGCTACATCTTTTTGAGTCATATTTTTATCAAGTCGGACTTTTTTTAAATTCAATAAAATCACCTCCACGGTAATATTATAGTACCGAACTGGTACATATAATATTACCGAATAGGCACACAAACTTTCCGTAACGGTACATTTTATCTTGACGATATACCAATATGGAAATATAATAGTACCAAAGCGGTACATTAAATGAGGTAAAAAGCATGAATATGTTAAGAGAAATTAGACTTGGAAAAAATATGACACAGCATGAGCTTGCCGTAGAAACAGGCCTGACGCATACCAGTATTAGCAGATATGAATCCGGCAAACGTAAAATTTCAGTGGAGACCGCCCAAAAACTGGCCGAGGCATTAAATGTGGAATGGACAGTTATTTTTGAAGGAAAAGAGAATGAAAGAAAAAACCTATGAATTCTTCTCAAGCATTCAAACGACTGAAGTTGAATGGCTCTGGTATCCGTATATTCCGTATGGGAAAATCACGATACTCCAGGGTGATCCGGGAGAGGGAAAATCAACATTTATATTAAATATAGCAGCAAGACTGACGAAAGGAAAAGATATGCCGGACGGATTTAAAACATCCATGGCATATCCTGTTATTTATCAGTGTGCGGAAGATAATCCGTCAGACACGATAAAACCAAGACTCGTGGCAGCAGGAGCAGACTGCAGCAAGGTTGCATTTATCGTGGATTCGGATATGAATCTTACTCTTGATGACTCAAGGATTGAAACCACAGTCCAGGAAGTTGGAGCAAGACTTTTGATTCTCGATCCGCTTCAGTCGTTTATGGTACAGGATGGAGACATGCACAGTGCTTCACGCATGAGGAGTATTCTTGGAAGACTTGCGGTGATTGCAGAAAAATATAAATGCGCTGTCGTTCTGGTGGGGCATATGAATAAAACTACAGGCGGAAAGAATTTGTATCGAGGACTTGGAAGTATTGATATTGCTGCAATAGCGAGAAGTGTATTGATGATTGAGCGAGATGGGGATGATTCAGAAATCCGCTATATGTATCCGATAAAATCAAGTCTGGCAAAAGAAGGTCCGGGAATCGCTTTCCGTCTTTCACACGGCGGCATGGAGTATATTGATATGCGCAGACAGAGTCCAAACAGAACTGAGAAAAACGAAGGAACTTCCAAGAGAGATCGTTGCATTTCAAATCTTGCATTTTTGCTAAAAGATGGCGCCAGAAAAAGTTCGGATATATTGGAACTGATGTCAGCAGAGAGAATATCGGAAAGAACGGTGAACACGGTAAAAAAGGAACTTGCCATTACTTCTTTCAGGAAAGAAGGAGCGTGGTACTGGTGTTTACCGGATAGAGGTGCAGAAGATGGATAAGATTAAAGTCGCAGGATATGTGAAACTGGCAAAATGGTGGGAAAAACAGAAGGAAAACGCAATTCCGTACCATCAGGAATATTACAGAAAAATGTTTGCCGGGTCGGAGGTATTTGATTTAGTAGGAGTTTACATAGATATCACAGGTAATAAAGACATATACAGAAGGAAAGAGATGATTCGCCTGATCAGTGACTGTGTGGAAGGAAAGGTTGACTGTATAGCCACACTCACAAAAGGATATCTTGCAAGGAATATGCAGGATTTTTCTTATCTTTTCAAGTACCTGATGGATGCAAGAAACGGGCATATCGATTTTATTACAGAAGACGAACACGATGAGGAAGACCACAGCGGTTTTTACATAGACACGATCAAAAATGAGGATGATCAAAAAGGCGCTCTGAGAGAAATGGTGGAGCAACTTACAAGCCTGTATCCTGACAGCTACCGGGAATGGAAAGAAAAGGTAGATAAGGCAATAGATAAATTACGGGAAGGACGTGAAGTAGATGGATAAGAAGCTGGAAAAACTGATTGCCGAAGAAGGGGTGAGCGAGGCAAGCATTTTACAGGAAATGGCTTCAAAACCGTGGAAACAGAGAAAGGCTGATGTGGTTGTCAGAAAAGATGAGACAAGGAGCAGGATAAGAAACACTTCGGTTCCGGAAGGCGCTGTATTAAGAAAACCCAGACCACAGCCGACCATCAACGATGATGATTATAAAAAGGTTGCGGTCTATGCGAGGGTCAGCACTCAGAGTGAGGAGCAGGTATCTTCCATTGAGAACCAAACGAAATATTATACAGAAAAAGTTGCAGAGAAAGGCAACTGGGATCTTTATAAGATTTACGCAGATGAGGGAAAATCCGGTACATCCATGAAAAGAAGAACGGAATTTAAGCAGATGCTAAAAGATGCTTCAGAGCAGAAATTTGATACGATTCTTTGTGCCAGTGTTTCCAGATTTGCCAGAAATGTCACAGACTGTATTGAGCAGGTAAAGCATCTGAAAATTGATAATCCGAAGCATCCTGTAGGTGTGTATTTTGAAACAGAAGGACTATACACCCTTGATCCAAACAGCAATATGGCGCTGTTCATTCATGCCATGCTTGCAGACTGGGAATCCGATAATAAAAGTAAGCGCATGATACTTTCTTATGATCAGCGAATCAGTACCGGACAGTATCCGGTGTTGGATCTCCTTGGTTACAGACATACGAAAGATGGAAAACTCATCATCCAGGAAGATGAAGCAGAAACCGTAAAATTTATCTTTTATGCATATATTGGCGGCTATACACTTCAGGAAATTGCAGAAATTTTGACTGAGAAAGAGCGGCAGACACTTACCGGAAGAACAGAGTGGAATGCACATATGGTAAAGGCAATCATGGAAAACGAAAGACGCTGGGGTGATCTGGAAGCAAGAAAAAATATCGTTATTGACTATAAAGAAAAGAAGATTGTGAAGAATGATGCCATGCGTGTATCTGCTTTTGTCCCAAACCATCACGAAGGTATCGTTAGCAGAGAAATTGCCAATGCCGCAAGGATGGTGGCGGCAAGCAGTGGAAACATTGCCGGAGTGCCGGATATTTGTGTGGTTGAAAAAGGCGGCTTAAAAGGTTTTGTATCTGTTTCGCCTACATGGAGCGGTGTAGACCGACAGCTTTATCTTGATTTTTGCAAGAGCGCATACACAGCTGAAGAATATGAGCAGATTGAGCATGAAGCAAAAATTATCAGCGGAGAAGAACACAGCAAGATTGTATCTTTGCAGTTCGCAGGATATGAAGTTCCTAACAGTGCGTTTTTTATCAGCCCGGGAACGCCGAATCTGACTTTTGACAGAAAACACATTCGGCTTAATAAAAAGTGCCTTGAGAAATTTAGAAACTATGATTATGTGGAGACGCTGTATCATCCTCTTTTACAGGCCATTGTTATCAGAAGTTGCATGGGATATCGCCCTGGAGCTATTCAGTTGAGGAAGCCGGACGGTAAAGAAATCACCTCTTTTTCTGCAGAAGTATTCTGCCAGATCGTGTATGAGCAGATGGATTGGATAGAGGACTATGGTTTCCGTTTCAGAGGAGTGACAAGAATAAGAGGAAAGCAGACGGCTATGTTATTTTTCCTCGATGAGCCACAGATTCTGGTCGGCAAAAGCGGAGTAAAAGGCGGAGAAACCGGAAGCAATTATATTCCGTATAGAAATTCAGAGATCGGAGAAAAGGCAGAGCAGGATAAAATTTATCAGCTTGGAATGTCCTTTGATATGAAAGAACGGAGAAACGGAATCATCCGGGAGCTTTCAGAAGATGATATGCGTGTGTACGGTACAAAACGTGTAAATCCACTGATTGGCCGGATTCCATCTAAAGACGAGATTTACGAGCAGATCGATGATTTGATGATGTCAATGTGAGAAAGGAGCCAGTTATGGATAGCGGACAAGAAAATAAAAAACAAAATGGAGATAGCTATAATTTTAATGACCAGGAACTTATCAGACAGCTTATCAAATCAAGAATGTCACAAGGGCAGCAACTGGAAGTAGAAGATCTGTCTGGATATGAATTGCCGCCAAGATCTCAGTTTTCGATGCTCAGTAAACCTGCAGTAACTTTTAAGTACGGTCAAATGACATTCAGCATGGCAAGCGTCCGGTTATTTGAAGCATGTTCTTTTGTGCTGACACCTGTACATCGTGGCAAAAAACGTATGAGCGTTGTTCCGTGTGCGGAAGAGGAAGCATCATCGCTTCAGTGGTCGAGAAAAAGACAGTCAGACGGAATGGTTGTAAATCGTGGCATCACATCGAGAGAATTTATTGCAAAGATTTACAGAATGATGGGATGGAATGTTAACTGCAGATATAAGGTTATGGGTAGACTGGCTATCGGTAAACCATATAACGTTCCGATTCTTGTTTTTGAACTGGAAGAAGCCATTATGTTCGATTCCAAGCCAGTAGAGATTGTCAATGAGGAGACCGGAGAAGTAAAGAAACAGCAGGTAATGTATTATCCGGATATGTATAAGGACTGTATCGGAAAGTCTTATACGGACTATGTCGAAGGCAGACAGATGACTATGTTTGAATATTTGGATGAATATACAGGAAAGAGCTATACGGATCTTCCTGATGAGGAACCACAGGAAAAAAAGACTGAGCAAGAAGATAATTCCAAGAAAACGGAAAGTCATGAAGTGGATTCCGGTGATGAAGTATTCCTTCCAAATCAATCGGATTCAGACAAACACAGAAATTTGAACGGAGGTGACTATTTTGGCGGATAGGTCGTGGAGAGCCAGCAAGACTAATCCATTTTTAAGAATGTCCTTACAGGGGAAGAATAATCGATTGCAAGTTGGAAAAGATGTACTTAGGATACTCGGTGCACCGAAGTACATTACATTTCGTGTAAATAAACAGATGGATTCTATCTTGATTGAATCTGTAGAAGCAAAGCACAGTCTTTCCTTTAAAGTCCCGGCAGCAGTAATGGAAGGCAGTGAAAAGCAGATGTATATTACAAGTGAGTCGTTTGTAATAGGACTTATGGTAAGAAACGGACTTGACGTTACCAAGACTTATGAGATTCCAGGAATATATTCTGAAAAGAATAATGCCGTTGTTTTTAAATTTGAAGACTGCGAATTATACATGGATGATAACGGACGGGAGCGTGATCAGGGTGTATCAGATTAAAGAATCATATGATGGCAGTACACAGGAATGGGTTTATACCGTGACGATGCCAGTAGAGGACAAAGAAGAATTGGAAAAAATATGTTCTGCAGCAGGATACACAATACAGGATGCCACAGAGAAATTCTTTAAATGGCTGGTCGCAGAACCTGAAAAGGCAGTAGCTTGGTTGAAAGGGGATGGGGAGTAACTTTGACATAAAATCGGATATCCGTATAAAAACTATTTTATATAGAAGAAACTAATTACAAAAGGCATTGCTATAAGATAAACTGATCTTGATAGTAAGGCCTTTTTGTCGTGATTAAAGGTGCAAAATCAGTAGGTCATAAATGTGCAAAAATGCCAAGAAGCAGATTTTTGTTTTAGGATTACTACCTAATGATACGGACGTGCGTGTCAGTTCGGTGTGCTGTTTTTAGATGAACTGCCTCATTTCAGCAAAGGGGCCATAGAGGCTTTAAGAGAACCTTTGGAAGATC